AGTGAGTTCTTCGTACTTTTCAACTAGGGTGGGCATGGGTTCTGTAAGAGTAATAATCTTTTCAGAACTAATCATAAATTCGTCTTGACGAGATACATTTAATAACCAGGGTTCTAATGTTCCGTCATCCTTTAACAAGAACGGATTGGTCATTTTACAATCGGGTTCTCCGATGTCTGCCCCTACTTCATCAATCTGAGTTATCAGAATCTGACCCGTCGTCAGTAGTAGTGCTTTGATTGTTTTCGGTTCCTTCTTTTCGTTCGCCATAAGTCAAGACATCCTCAATGTACATTTGGGTTAGTTTAGGAATAGGTTCCACCATGGTCACTAACCAATCAGATGGAACAGGAATATTTACCTCAGCAGAAAGAGGCATCCAAGGGAACAAGGAAACTTCAAATCCTGCTCTCTTTTCATTGCCTTCTTCTCCAGCGGGGACAGGATTACGCATCTTGACAACACAGGGTTTCTCCAAGCGATATCCAATTACCCTACGATCATCACCTTCACCAACACACATCTCGCTTACATCAGCGATAATGTCCTCTCCTGATTTGAAGAGCATTAATTTAATGGTCATGTTGTATTTTTACCTTCTAGTATTTTAGCAATAAAAAGGAGGGGCGTCAACTGGATTTGGCCAGTTGCCCCTCCGTCTGCGACGACGATATTCAATAGTATTTAGAACCAGTCTTTGCGCTGATGATGATCTGGAACAATCCTACCAAGAACAATAGTTAGTAACCCATCCTCAAATTCAACTGATCTAACTTCCGTATCCTCTGCCAGTGTCCAAGATCTGGTGAAAGATCGTTGAGCCATTCCTCTGTGGACATAAGTTTTTTCGGACTCGGTATCCTCTCTTTGTCCTTCGACAAAGAGTTTTCCGTCTTGTGTGTAGACATTTACTTCTTTCTTTTTAAATCCTGCTAATGCTAGTTCTAGTCTCGATTCTACTTCACTAATCGTGACTAGATTAAATGGTGGATAATTCTTCGTTGTTTCGTGGAGATTAAACAACCTATCGAAGTATTCATCCATTCCAATGCTATTCCTATTTATGCGTTCCATCAACGCAGGCAGGTCCGCAGCAGTATACCGTGCAAGGTTTCCCATTATTGTAGCTCCTTTAAAAGCGAGTTTGTGTTTTGTGGACCCCGAAGGCATCCGATATATTTATAGCACAAGATACAAAAAAGAGGGTGTAGTAACCCCTACTTTTTATTACGGGTATTACATAGTGAAAACTAACAAAAGTTTTATGTATTGAATACCAACTGATTTTTATGAGTATTGGGAGTTGAACACTAACGAAAGTGTTTCCATATGAATACTAACTAAAAGATTTGAAGATGGTTGAGCATTAGACTATGAATACTAACAAGAGTATTTTCCTCTGAATACTAACGGAGACCATCCTCAACAATCATCTTCCGCAGCGCGTACCAGATCTTTTGAGTCATCTTATCAACTTTGGTGCGTGCTTTCTTCAGTTGAATAAGTTCTTCATATGACATTCCGACTTGAAAATCTGTAGTATTGGCAGACTTCTTACCAGGATATGCATATTCAGATACTGCACGTCTCATCCAGTGCTTATAGTTGGACGCAGCAACACCTTGATTCATGTGATAGGGTTTGCATCCAAGATAGTGTGCTTTGATGTACTTCCAGTTAGGAACTTTTTTAACATCAGGGCGAAGACGAAAACTACCATCTTCGGGGCGAATGATGGAGTGGACTAGAGTATAAATGCGATTAGGAACTAAAACCTTTACATTTCCTCTCTTGTCAAATCCAAGTCCAATTGCAGCAATCAATTCTGGATCTCCAGAAAGATATTCAACAACTTTAAGCGAATACTTTTTGATCCACTTTGATACTTCATCTTCATAATCAATCTTTCCAAATCCATATTCAGAAGATTTAGCAGGATTAATATCAGCATTACATTCTTTGATGTACTTAACAGTGCTGCTGATTTCATCCTTAAAATCGTCTAATCTCTTTGGAAAAAATTCTTTCAGGGAATAAAATGCACTTTGATCTTTCAAAAGAAACTGCGCGATAGATTTAGTATCTGCTTCATCAGTCTTAGCATCTGCTTCTACACCTGCAAGTTTTCGTGCTTTGGGAGTAGATTTTTGTGGAAACAAAAGGATTGTGACACCCTTTTCATTTGCATTTCTCTTCAACTCTTCCAATTGATCATAATCAAAAGGTTGAGCAAGAGTAAATCTATGCGCCTCTCTTAGGTGAGCACACTCAATAACCAAAGTGTCTCCCATTTTGAGACCCGGAATGTTCAGGTTGATCAGACTTTCTTGTGGCAATTTTCCATGGAAAATATCTTTACCACTATCATAGATATGGACTTTACCTTGTCCAACATCTGCTGTAAATAAATTCATAATTTTTTCAAGTATTAGGTCTTGAATACCGATAAAGGTATTTCCTATTGAATACTAATAAGTATTTCTTCGGTAAGTATTATGTCTTGAATACTGACAGAGAGTATTTCATACTGAATACTGATTGATCCGAAGACTAATATTATAGCAATAAAAAAGCACCCCGTCAAGGGTGCTTGTAAGTTCCGACTTTCGTAGAGACCGCACGAAAGATCTCAGTCTTATTTATTCGGTTTTACTCTTCATCATCAAACGCCATTTCGATTGGTGCGTCTTCATCTTCAATTTGATGCATAGACCAAATTTCAAGATTCAAATCGCTTAGTGATTTACGTTGAATCATTTTTGGATTCAAAACCTCCTCAATTGGTTTAAGAACATTGTCTCTCCTAACAACCCAAGTTTTATTAAGTTCTTTCTTGAATTTTGTGCGAGATGCAACAATTTTCTTTGCGTTATTTGAATTATTATCATTGTAAAGAAGGACTTTTACTTTCTTAGGGGTCTTTCCTTCTTCATTTGCTTTATTTTCAAGAGCACAAACTCGATCAATGAGTTTCATAGCATAAGTTCTACAAAAACTAACATTGTCCTGAATAGTGATAACGATATACAAAGTAGTATCATCTTCAAAATCACTAATCTCCCAATCATCAGAGGAATTAATAAAGTTATCCAAATCGGATTTATTACTATTGATAGTCATTTGACCAGCAACTGTATTCTCATCCTTAACAGAATCCATTGCCTTAGTAATGATTCGTTCTACAACAATCTCATTATCGTTATATCTAGTGTAGCAACCCATATGTCTAAGAATTTGCCTACACATGTCTCTTGTCACAATGTTATAATCAAATCTATCTTTTTCATCCCTAAGAATAGAAACGAGAGTTGACTCAAAGTTGTGATCTTTTGTATCTTCTGGGATGGGACCGAAGACATTTCCCCACATCGATGCAATTTTTAAGATGGTAGAGGTAAGAAAATCATTAAAGACGCCACCATCCTTAGGATATGCTCTTTGATATTTTGCGCTTGGTGCTGCATGTACGTTGCTAGATTTACTAGCAAGTTGTCGTATGACACTTAAAGTGTGGCGTCTGTCAAAGATTTGATTTTTTCCTTCAACCTCAACAAAAGGAATTGGCCAGGAAGTTCTATCCCAACCAAAAACTAAGGACCCAGACAATCCAACTAGTTTTTGAGATATCAGGTGTTTAATTCCTCTAACCTGATTCTCGTCTGGAATTACAAGACTTTTAATCGCTATCATCATCATTCCCACGAATGTAAGGAATGGAAATGATGCGTAAATATCATCCTCGCTATCTACGCGAAGATCTTCGTGGGTGAAAGTACCCCACGGCAATTTCTTTGCCATTTTGGATTCTCCAAAGTTATGAGACCCCATTAGAAGTCCCTTGCATCTCTATTTATAACATAAAAAAAGACCCCTGTCAAGGGGTCTGCGGGTTTCCGACTTTCGTAGAGACCGCACGAAAGATCTCAGTCTTATTTAGTTACTTCTTCTTGGGGTTTGGTCTTCTTGCCAATATTATACTTCTGCTCAAGAACCCAATCTGACTTATCCTTGTACGCCAGAACTTTGATTTGGTTCAAAGGTGCAATGTCAGTCACAGAGTCTGGTTTGACCACAGAGATCAGTCCCCAGTCTGCCAGGAGACGGACAATGCGGTTGCGTCTCTGAACATCATTCAATGTCAAGTTTGCGTGCTTGCCATCCAGGGCAAACAGTTCCTTAAAGTGAACAATGAAGTATCTTCCCTGCTTGTGCAGGATGTGGCATGACTGATAGAGTTTCTTCTCCTTACGGGACGCAACTCCAATACGGGTCAGAGTTTCGCGAACTTTGAGAAAGTCATCTGGTTCATTAAGAACCACTTCTACCATTTGATCCTGAGACCATTCTACAGTGGGTTCAACAGTCATGGTCATTACATTCCTCCAGTGTCAAGTCGTTGTTTAATAAAATTAATCTGTTCTTTAGTCAGGATTTTCAGAGCTTGGGACGCTTTTTCATTACTATATCCATAGTATTTTTTGATGCTTTCTAGGTCCGTGACTTTATCCTTTCGGAGCCAGGGAGAGAATCTCTTCTTTTTCCTGAGACTATTTAGATAAAAAGAATATTGCATGTCTTTGTCTAGGTGATGATGCTTATTCATTTCATTAGCAAACATCACACAATCCAAGTGTCCCGATAGACAACGATTGATGATATATGGAGGATATGTCTTGATCTCCTCTGAGAGATCTTCTTTGGTGAAGTTAATTGAGTTCAGCCAGTGCTTCAATTCCATAGTTATACAGTAGTAGTTCCTTTCTGTCTTTTTGTTCGCGCATGTATTCACCAACTGAACGCATGGTATAAGTCAGGTCAAACTCACCCGCTTGATATTCTTTGAAGCGGTCTTTGATAAGTTGAGATGAATTATAGGATATGAGTTGAGGTCCAACAAATCGATCACAGATGGTAGCAAAAACATCATGGTCGAATCCTTTGTGCATATTACCTCTCTTCCCATAGAGGTTAGAATCAATTTCGTATGGGGGATCTAGATATGTGAATGTAGACTTATCATCTGTAAGCAGTTCTTGATAGCGACCATTAGTGATCTTCCAGTTACCAATTAGTTCGGTATATCCAGGGAGTTTATCAATGCCTCGCATCGAGAAATTGCTAACTGACGCTTGCTTGCTGAAGGAACTGGACTCAGTGAGACCAGAGAAAGAGCACTTATTAACAATATAAAAACACACAGCAGCAGATAGGTTGGATGTTGAATCATCGTTTAGTTTCTCCTTAGCGTCTAGAAATAATTGTTTTGCTGATACTGGTTCTGGATTTTTAGACTTCAGTTCTTGAAGTCGTTTGTAGAGAGCATGACCGTCATCCTGTAAGGTCTTCCAGAAATTGACCAGTGGTTCATACAAATCATTGACCCAGACATTGAGATTTGGATACTTCTTTGTAATGTAAATTGCCACAGATCCACCACCCAAGAAAGGTTCGCGATACTCTTTGAAATCCCTGAGATCAGGAATATACTGATCCATCTTGACGCAAGCACGAGACTTGCCGCCAGGATAACGAAGTGGTGTTTTGTAAGACTTCATAGAAATTTAGGACCATCATCAGGTGATGCATGGAGGAGCACTCCATCAACTTTGTTCATCAGTTCCTGCATCCCTCCATGAAGAATACGATATCCAGTTCCCACATACAACTGACCCAGAACAACAGCAACAGTTGCTGTGCCCCAGAAGACATAATAGAACCTTGATTTAACTTGTGCTTTTAATTTTTGTTTTGTCATTTGAATTCACACTCCACCATAATTTCAGTAAGACATGCAAGCATGTTTATTTCCTGGTCAGCAACGAAGGCAGATTGGTACTGATACTTAGCAAGAACAAGCACAGCAGCAGGAATGCTAGAGTTGCTAAGGGCATCATATAGAGCATCATAGATACGGCGAAGGAGTACAGAAGTATCGTTATCCAGATTAGAAACGAGCCACTTGCGTACCTCAGGAAAGTCCTTCTCCTTGAGTTTTTTAATGAGGTCATTTACCTTTACATCGGAAAAATGGGCAAGAATACCGGTGTCGATTTGTCCACCTGACGAGTATCTTTGACATTCGTTGAGGACACGTCGCCAATCGGGGAAGTGTTTGTTGATGAGTTCGACAAGAACTTTCGACTCATATCCAACACTCTCCTTATCCAGGATGGTTTGTAACCGCTTGAAGAATTGGGCGGCGAGTTCTTGTCGTTCTTTTCCTCTGATTGAAAATTCAACGACGGCACAACGGGAGTGGAGGGGGTCGATGATTTTGTTTTTGTAGTTACAGGTAAAGATGAACCTGCAGTTCCCATGAAACTCCTCACAAAACGCCCTAAGTAGGAGTTGTACGTCGTTTGTTGTGTTATCAGCCTCATCGATGATGATGACTTTGGGTTTGCCAGTCGCTTGAAGTGATACGGTCGAAGCGAAATTCTTTGCAGTATTTCTGACCGTATCAAGGAAGCGTCCCTCATCGGATCCATTGATGACATAAAAATCTACTCCTAGTTCATTGCAGAGTGCTTTTGCTACTGTAGTTTTACCACAACCTGCGGGACCTGACAACAACAGATTGGGAACCTCTCCTTTATCTAGGAAGTCTTGAAAGGTCTTCTTAATAGAAGTTGGTAAAATACATTCTTCAATAGTTTTGGGTCGGTACTTCTCAACCCAAAGAAATTCATCACGCATGTTCTTTTTTCACCAAAGTAAACGAACCATCATCATTAGGGATCCATTCTAGCACATCCCCTTC